CGGTGATGGTAACGTCGCCTACGTCATCAAGCGTGTTGATTGTCGTGCCAGCAGGAACCTCCGACCACGTCAAGCCGGTCGCAGTCGAGGAATCCGCCTTCAGGAAGTATCCGTTGGTGCCGACGGCGAGACGCGCAAAACTGTTTGCCGTCCTCGTGAGCAGGTCGCCCTTTGTTGTTAGCGCTTGCGCCCCACCGCCAGGTTGTGGTCCAACTTCAATCCATTGCGAGTCGTAATAAATAAAAGTTTTTGCTGTATCTGATTCAAACCAAAGGTCGCCAGTGCTTGGGTCTGCTGGGGCGGTTTCTGCAACATTGACCGTCGCACCACCACCAGAAGCCGCGGCGTTAACCCATTCTGTTCCGTTGTACTGAAGAACCTGACCGTTAACAGGTGTAGTTATATTGATGTCTGTTAAATCAGATAGTTCCTCCGCGCCGGTGTCGGAATTCAACTCAACCCAGTTACCGCCGTAATAAATAAACAAACCGAGAGTCGATGAGTCATACCAAAGGTCGCCCGATGCAGAATTCGCTGGCGCCGTATCACTAACTGTCGTGCTTGAACCAGTTTCATTTATCCATTTTTCACCGTCGTATTTAAGAATTTGACCAGCGATAAGATTGGCAAATTCAATATCGAATAGGTCGGATAGTTCTTGTGCGCCGGTGTCGGCATTTAATTGAACCCAAGCCGAACCGTAGTAGATGAACATCTCGAGGCTTGTGGAATCAAACCAAAGGGCGCCAACTTCCGCGTCGGCCGGCGCCGTGTCGCTAACGGTGATTGTTGAGTTGCCGCTGATTTCGTTCCACGCACCGTTGGCGCGATAATAAAAAGAGTTGTCCGCGGTGTCCACCGCGATGGCGCCATCGGGGAGCGGAGCGGTCGGCACGCCAGCGACGGCCATCGTGACGACGCCAGCAGTCGCCTTCAGAACATCGTCCGTGGAAAGGACGTTTGCGCTGTCGCGGTAAAGGTTCGTGTCGTAGGCGCCCGCGCCGTCGCTCCACGAGAGGCGACCACCTGCCTCAAGTTTTACGCGACCATAAACTTCGCCGTTTAGAAAAACCGTGAGCGCATCCGAGCCAGCGGACGCCAAATTTTTTATAGTTATAGGGGTGACGAATTTTTGTGCCACTTGCGACCTCAATCGCTATTGCTTCTCGTTCGCTGACCCCTCGAGGTCAACTATGTTTTAAACTGCGGTTGCGACAATCCTAAACGCATTCGCCGCGTGATTGCCCAGCAATACGACCTGTACCGTGTCCGCATTTGGTCGAGTGACGTCACCGAAAACAGTTTCGCCTGTCGCCACTTCGTACACCTGAACGATTACGTCGGTCGTGTTGAAATTGTGGGTGACGGTCGTCGTTGAAGTTCCCGAGGCATGTGCCGTGTTGCCCTGGGCGGCGACGCGAGCAAGGGTCGCCGTGGTCGTGGTGGCCGCGCCAGCGGTCGTCTTGATGCCAAGGTTTTGTCTTGCGGTGGCCGCATCAGAAGCGCCAGTACCACCATCCGCAACGGCGACGTCCGTGCCGTTCCAAACACCCGTGGTAATGGTGCCGACTGTCGTGATGCTTGCTTGACCGACATAGGTGGAAGCGATATCAACCGCGTCACCAGTGATTGCTGTCCTGTCGGCAACGACATTGACGTTGATTGTGTTGCCGGACTGGCTGAGTCCATCACCAGCAGCGAACGAACCGGCACCCGAGAACTGCGTCCAAGCAATCGCTGTGGAGCCGACAATAATTGTGCCGTTTGTCGAAATGACAAAACCTTTATCGGCATTTGCGGTGCCTTCCTCTACGAAGGTAAATGTTCCAGGCGAGAGTTCGCCTGTATCTGCAGTTCCGTTTGAGTCAGATGCGCGGACTGGCGCACCCGCGCCCTGAACAACGTAAATACCGTTGTCTACATGTGCTACACCTGAACCACCTTGGTCCTTGACCAAGATGCGGTTGCCAGCGACAAGGGTGACTCCATCAAGTGTTTGGCCGGCCGCAACATCGGTGGCAAGGTTGACCGATGCAGTTGTTGCGGCTCTTACTGACTGTTTGACATCAAGACCTTGGCGGGCGGCATCAACATAACCTTTGGTCGCGATGTGCGCGGCATCTGTCGGCGTTGCAACCTTTGCGTTGCCCTGGGCATCACGCTTGATGAGTTTGCTCGCGGTTGCGTCAGATGTCGCATCATTGAGCATGTTCCAGAAGGCTGCTGGCAAAAGACCAGCACTATCCGTATCGGCAACGTTGAGCGTGAGGGTAATCGTGCCGTTTGACTCGGAAACCGTGAGGGCTTCAGCAATTCCTGCGCCGCCACCAGAAACAAGGGTGTGCGGGAGGGATGTCCAGGCTGAACCAGTGTAGACACGGATGGTATCGGTGACCGTGTTGAAGTACATCCGGCCTTCGAAGTTCCCATCGGCCGGGTTGGTAGTAAGTTTTTCAAAGGTGGCGTTAATCAGTTGGTTCTGATTAAGGTTTATATTTGTAAGAAACTTTTGTGCCATTTTACTTCCTTATGTGAGATAAGCCTTACCCGAAAACGCCGCTGTGAAATTGACCGTGATTTGAGTCGTGCTGTTATATGTTACCTCACCGACAACGTGCGTATCTGCAGAATCAACAATCGTTACCGAAGGTTTGCCGCCCAGGGTGTGAGTAATCACCCAGGTGTTTGAAGCCTGTCCTTGGTTGTGTTCATGGCGCCGCGTATTCGCCGCACCTGAATTTGCCCTGACCGTTACGAGGTTCGGGGAGTCCTGATTGACAATTACCTGATTGGCGGTGTCTTGATTTATGAAAACCTGATTAGGTACATTGCTCATCTCGTGACCTCGGGTATCAGGGTGACATCGCCGCGAATTATTTTGGACACGACTCCCGAGACGCTCACAATCTCTAAATCATAAACGCCGCTTGTGGTCAGAGTGGCGGTGTCGGCGGCGGTAATCAAAAGAGAAATTTCGTTATTTCTTGATGGTGTTCCGGCAATATTTGGGTTTATGGTCATTCGACCATTTTCGGTCGTCAAACTAATCATTGGAGTTGTGGTGTCAATTGTTCGTCGAATTTGCATACGACCCGTAAAACCAGCCAAATTAAAATTTTCAAAAGTCTGACCGGTAGGGTCGGTGGCCAAGTCTGGTTGTTCGATGGAAATAAGGCGCCCAAATGTAGAGCCTTGCTCTATCGTTATGTTGTAGACACCAGCAATCACGGACGTGTTCTCCTAATAAAAGACCTAAAAGATTGTAGGTTAGGAACCCCTGCCCGTGTGGACAGTTTCAAATTAAAGTACTGAAACAGAGTCCTTGTTGGAGCCGACTTTCTTCAACCCCATGCTCATCGCAACCGACGCCGCTACTGCGGTGACGCCAATTTTGAGATTGTTTGTGTCCGTAAGTGCGTCAAAGTTTGACCCTGCAGCCACCCACGCACCCAAATATGCGGTAACGAAGGTTTTGACTGCCTGTTCAACCATTTGCTTAATGAATGCTGTACTCATTTTTCCTCCCACTTTCGAATCCTAATTTTACCACCTAGGCAAGTCCTGGCGCTGATGGTGCCGTCGGTCCACCCAAAATTCCGTATGTGGCATCATCAAGAATTAGGGGCAAGTTAGCATACGACTCATGATTCAACACAAAACCCATGGGTTTAGTTTTTTCCAGAAAAGCAATGACCTCTGGCGACGAGTCGCCCGGGTTTTGGACGCCAGGAGTTTCTGAAAGTAGGGTGTAAACATTGATTTGAAAAAAACTGCCGCCCGAAAAAACATAAACCACCTTGTTGCCGGTGAGCACCTGTTGAGCGCATTCTTTCAAAGCCACCAACGTTCCTGAATTTCTCCCAAAATACCCATTCGTCAATTGCCACGTACGTGATTCGTCAACATTGTCGATGGACTCCGTATTCACTTCGCTCATAATTGAGGCATAAACCGGCACTCCGTTAAATTGACTAAGCCAGTTGACGTAATCCAAATCGACGTGCTCTGGGTCTGTGAGTTCGCTAAAACGAAACGCCGCATTTTGATTCTGCGGAGATATTTCGCTATTTAAGTATTCAAAATATTTTACGTAAAGGGCTGACGATTTTGAACCAAAATACGTTAGTACGTGAAAAAATTTAGCAAACGGATAGTTTGGATACTCTTGAATTTTATCTTTATCCCAAATAAATGTTGGAATAAATTTTCTCATATTTCTAACAAACGTGTTTTTTGTAAAACCAAGTTCATTCATCAAAACTGGCATAGAAAAAAAGAAAACTTGACCGCCATGATTCAGAATATCTAACTCAATGTTGAATTCAATATCATCCACGGCCACGTCTACTAATCCGACCGAAATCGTCGGCGTAAAGGCCGCCTCCCACTTCCCGGCGATTAAATTTTGCGAATTTGTTTTTGAAGTATTGGCAGTGACGTTGGTAATTTCTGCGTTCACAGTCAATTCTTTGGGCGAATAAAATTGACAATGGAACTGTGCCTGACTTCCATTGATGTCGTTGTCGGTAGGAATTATGTTATTTAAGGAAATTTTGATTGTTGAGGCTTCGTTCAATGGCTGTATTCGCAGGGAATAATTCAATGGGTGAACCGTGGTTGTTGAATCAACGGTTACGGTTGCGTTTGTGACGGTCCATCCATGAGCATATGATTCTGGGTTAATAAACGTTCCATTAAGGGCACGCGCCTGCAGTGGATTGTTGCCGGTAAGTACATTGCGGGTCGGGTTTAAAAGGTCCACGATTATATTTCAATT